TTTCCCGCACACCCTCGACTTTAGGGGCCGTGCATATCCAACTGCTATGTACCTCAACCCACAAGGCAACTCGCTTGCCAAAGGTCTCTTACGGTTCGCTGATGGTAAGCCACTAGGTACTAACGAGGCGGCATGTGAACTGGCGATACACGGGGCCAATTGTTTTGGCTATGACAAGGCCAGTATGCAAGAGCGTGTCGATTGGGTGGTCAAGAACCAAGACCGTATCCTACAGGCTGGCACTGCCCCTCTGGATGACCTGTGGTGGGCCAAGGAAGCTGATGATGCATGGTCGTTCCTCGCCTTCTGTAACGAATGGGTTGGCTACTGTGAGAACGGCTATGACCATGTGTCATACATACCTTGCGCTAAGGATGGGAGTTGCTCTGGCTTGCAGCACTTCTCCGCTGCCCTGCGTGACCCAATCGGTGGTGCTGCAGTCTCACTGATACCGTCTGACCTCCCGTCTGATATCTATCAGGCTGTCATCGATCTGACAAAAAAGAAAGTTCATGCTGACCTCAGAAGCACAGGCTATGTCGATGACAAAGAGACTATCACTACACGATCTTTAGCCAAGCTGTGGCTTGAGTATGGCATGACACGTAAGACTGCCAAAAGATGTACGATGACCCGTGTCTATGGGTCCACTTTGTTTTCGGCTAGAAAATTTATCCAAGAATACCTGACAGAAACTGACGCTAAGAGGCTTGAGAAAGATAAGTCTTATGTTTCAGTGCTAGATGGTTATGAATTTGAGGCCAGTGTCTACCTTGCCAAGCATGTGTGGGACAGCATTAACAAGACTGTCATCGCTGCTAAAAACGGTATGGATTGGCTACAGGAAAGCGCAAAGGTACTGGCTAAACAGAACCTGCCTATCGTGTGGACCACAGTCGATGGTCTGCCTGTCATGCAGAACTATCTCGACATGTCGAAGCGCAGGGTGAAGACAAAGTTTGGTGACAAGCTGATCTATCTAACACTGCAGGAGCCGAAAGAAAACAAGCTGGACAGCAGACGGCAAGGTAACGGCATCAGCCCTAACTGGGTCCATGCAAATGATGGGTGTCATCTCCGCATGTCTGTCAATCTTGCTAAGGCAAACGGTGTCACGCATTTCGGAATGATACATGACAGCTTTAGCTGCCACGCTGCTGACGTTGAGATGTTTGGTGCCTGTCTGCGCGAGGCTTTCATCGATCTGTACGAACACAACAACCCACTTCAGTTGTTCAAGTCTCAGGCAGAGGCACAATCTGGCTTGGAACTACCACCTCTGCCAGCCACTGGTGATTTGGATATCACACAGGTTAAGCACAGCGAATTCTTCTTCGCATAATCTAACCATATGTGAATTCTAATCAGTAAATCTCAAGGTTGCACTATAGCTTATCGAAAGGATTTCTTATGAGCGACACAACCCACAAACCTCTGTCCAAAGAAGGTTTACTTCACACCGCAGAGATACTGCACCTGCGCGGTGACCCCGTGCCGACTGACATTCTCGCCAGACTGCTTGAGGTCGGTGTGGACGTTTCAAAATATAGCTAAGAAGGAAAAACCACATGGCTAAAATTCAATACGAAAAAATGGTTTCACCCACAGGTATCGCAGTGTGGCCTCACCTGAACTCACCTGACACCAAGTTCGATCAGGGTGGTGCTGGTGAATACAAAGTATCGGTCAAGCTGACAGAGGCTGCAGCCCAGCCCGTCATTGATCGACTGCAAAAAATTCTTGACCAGTATCAGGCAGAAGAAATTTCCCAGAACCCGAAGGTCAAACAGTTCACACCTCGCCTACCCATTGAGGAAGAGGTGGATGACCAAGGTAATCTGACAGGTAACTGGTTACTGAAGACAAAACAGAAGGCACAAATACAAACTAACAACGGTCTAGTTGATATGAAAGTTGCCCTCTTCGATGCCAAGCGGCGTCCGACAAACGCTGAGATTGGGGGCGGTTCCATAATCAAAGTTGCGGTAACCATCGTCCCGTACACAATGCCCAGCAGCAAGTCAGTTGGTATCTCACTACGACTAAGTGCTGTGCAGGTTATCCACCTGCTTGATTATACAGCGGCTGGCGATGGGTCTATGTTCTCTGAAGAGGATGGGTTCGAAGATGATGTATCTGAAGTAGCCAGCACCTTTGCTAAACCAGATGATACCATCGACTATGGTGACACTGATTTCTAATATTGGTGGCATACGCTATCCCAGCACAACAAGGCAAAGAGCAATAGCGAATGGTTGGCGGTCAGGACTTGAGGAAAGTCTAGCCGCCGACCTCACTGTGAAAGGTGTGCAGTTTAAGTATGAAGAGAACAAGTTAAAGTATCTCGTACCTGAACGCACTGCTACCTACACCCCAGATTTCTACATCACTACACGGTCAGGTAAGACCATTGTGATTGAATCAAAAGGTCAATTTAAAACAGAAGACAGAGCCAAGATGTTGTTAGTAAAAGCACAGCATCCTGACCTTGATATTCGGCTGGTCTTCTCCAACCCTAATACCAAAATTTCAAAACAATCAAAGACAACCTACGCGATGTGGTGTGAGAAGCATTGCTTCCTCTACTCAAAGCGCGTTGTCCCACAAGAATGGATAGATGAATGAAGAGGACAGACGTTAAGTATCTTATCGTCCACTGTGCCTACACCCCACCAGCCATGAACATTGGTGTCAAAGAGATTGACCAGTGGCACCGCGAGAAAGGCTGGCTGGGGTGTGGTTACCATGTGGTTATCAAGAGAAATGGTAAAGTCGAGCGAGGTCGCCCCTATAACAAGCAGGGCGCACATGTTCGCAGCATCAATAATAAATCTGTGGGCATCTGCCTGATCGGTGGCATGACCGCCGACAAGAAAGGCCCAGAGATTAACTACACTGATGCTCAGTACACAGCACTGCGAGAGGTGCTGGAAGAACAGCAGGAACTATTCGGAGAGGACACCGAGGTCAAAGGTCACACTGATTTTGACAGCGGCAAGACCTGTCCGAACTTCGATGCTGCCCTGTGGTTTGACACAGGTGAACTAAAGAAAACTTTCTAGGTTGCACTATAGCTCACTCAACAATTCTGTTGGGTGGGCTTCTTTAAATCCCAGACATCTTGGAGATACGCATGACACAAATGCAAACAGTTACTAAGCACCTCAACACCTTTGGTTCTATCAGCCCACTGGAAGCCCAATCGAACTACAACATCTGGCGGTTGGCTGCTGTTGTAAATCGGCTGAAGAACGCTGGCACTGACATCGTGATGAACATGAAGACAGCACCATCAGGGGCCAAGTATGCAGAATATAAACTCGCAAGAGGCTGAATTCTTCGGCCATGAAAGCTGCCCTGACTGTGGTTCTTCAGATGCACTGGGGGTCTACAGCAATGGCAGTCACTGCTTCAGTTGCGGGGTGAATAAGTCATCCCGTGACAGTTCCACCGCACCTGTCCGAAAGGTATCTCAAAAAATGCAGACTAATCTTATCGCCATTGGCGAACCACAGGCTCTGCCACGGCGCAAGCTGACTGAAGAAACCTGCAAGAAATTTGGTTATAACATTGGTGAGTACAACGGTCAGCCCTGTCATGTTGCTAACTACCGCAACAACTCAGGTCAGGTGGTAGCACAGAAGCTGCGCTTCGCTGACAAGGGCTTCAAGTTCTTAGGTGACACCAAGGCTGCTGGCCTGTACGGGCAGCACCTCTGGTCTGCTGGCAACGCTAAAATGTTGGTGATTGTAGAGGGTGAAATTGATGCCTGTTCTATGAGCCAAGCACAGGGCAATCGCTTCCCTGTGGTGTCAGTTCCCAACGGTTGTCAGGGTGCTAAACGTGCGGTGCAAAACTCACTTGAATTCGTTGAGAGTTTTGACCGTGTGATTATCATGCTGGACAACGATGATGTAGGCCGTGCGGCAAGCGTAGAGATTGCTGAACTGCTAACCCCAAGCAAAGCTGCCATCGCCACCCTGCCACTCAAAGACCCCAACGAAATGCTGGTGGCTGGGCGCACCAAAGAACTGATCGATGCCATGTGGCAAGCGAAGGTCCATCGACCTGATGGTATCCTTGCAGGTACAGACCTATGGGATGACGTATCTATAGATGCTGACACCCCGTCTATTCCCTACCCATTCCAATCGCTGAACATCAAGACACACGGCATACGTCGAGGTGAACTGGTGACCATCTGTGCTGGCAGTGGCGTAGGTAAATCGCAGGTGTGCAAAGAGATTGCATACCACCTTATCAACCAAGGCCAATCTATTGGCTACATTGCGCTAGAAGAGAACGTGAAGCGCACCGCCCTTGGCCTCATGGGGTTGGCTTTAGACAAGCCATTACACCTCACGAAAGAAGGAGTATCAGACGATGACTTACGATCTGCTTTTGATCTTACAGTTGGCAGCGGTAGCGTATATCTTTATGACCACTTTGGGTCGCTAGAGACAGACAACTTACTTAACAAAGTACGCTACTTAGCCAAAGGTTGTGGAGTATCTTATGTGATACTTGACCACCTATCTATCGTGGTCAGTGGTATCGATGACGGTGATGAACGAAAGAACATCGACGTTGTAATGACCAAGCTACGGTCATTGTGTGAAGAGACAGGCATTGGCCTTATCCTTGTGTCCCACCTACGCCGCCCATCTGGTGAACGTGGCTGGGAGAATGGCCTTGAGGTTACACTCAATTCCCTGCGTGGCTCTGCAAGTATCGCCCAGCTATCAGACATGTGTCTGTCGGTTGAGCGTGACCAGCAGGGTGACAACCCCAACCAATCTACCGTGCGTGTCCTGAAGAACAGGTTCAGCGGTGAGACGGGTATCGGATGCTTGCTTAACTACAACATCGACACAGGCAGGATGACTGAAGTGACACAAGCTAGTGTCTTTGAAGTAGAGGAAGAACAGGATGACTTTTAAAGATAAGTACTGGCACGAGAAGTGTGCCGAACTGGAAGAGTACATCAAGACCCAGCAACGTGAATGCGACTACTGGGAAAGCGAAGCAAAACTTCTAGTCATCCGCAACGGCAAGCTGAAGGCACAGCTAAAACTCTGGAAAGGTACAGCACCATGATTAATCTAGTACAGATTAGTGTTGGTCTAGTCATCTTTTACATTGGTCTTAAAATGTTTTCAGGTGGCATGAAATCTATGGGTAACATCGACCACCTACAGTGGTTCATAGCTAACCCAATTTACATGTTCTTTGGTGGCATTGTTATGACCTTGGCATGGCAGAGTAGTTCTCTATCTACCACTGCCATCATCGCGCTAGTTGCATCTGGTGCAGTACCTTTACCTGCAGCAATTGCATGTGTCTTAGGTGCTAACATTGGTACAACAGGGACCATCTGGCTGGCAGGATTGTTAGTCTCTGATGGAATGCCAAAAGGTGACACACTTCGTATCGCTCTAGTCCATACAGGCGTGAACCTTTTGATGGCTGCTAGTCTACTGCCGTTTGTCAATCACATATCTAAGTTTGTTGGGAGAATAGTACCATGATTAACCTACTGTTCGACATTGAGACTGATGGTCTTGATGCAACCGTGTGTCACTCCATCGTTATCATTGATGTGAACAGTGGCGTTAAGGTAAGCTGCGCTGACAACCAGAAAGGCTACATGCCTATCGATGAAGGGCTTCACATGATGTCACAGGCTGACATCCTGACAGGCCACAACATCATGGGCTACGACCTCCCGCAGCTTGAGAAGCTGTACGGCTTTAAGTTCACTGGTGAGATACATGACACCCTGCTGATGTCCCGCCTGATCTGGTCGGACTTGAAGGGTGATGACTTCAGGGAAAAGAAAGTCACGGGCAGACTGATCGGCAGTCACAGCTTAAAGGCATGGGGTCATAGGCTTGGTAACTACAAGGGTGACTTTGAATACAGTGTTGAGAAGTTTGCTCAGTGGTCTAAAGAAATGCAGGACTACTGTGAACAGGACTGTCACCTGAACCTGCAGCTATACAAACTGATGCTGTCTAAGAAACCAACAGCAGAGAGTATCAAGCTAGAGCATGACTTTGCTGCTATCATCCTGAAGCAGGAAGCCCAAGGATTTAACTTCAATGAGGATGCAGCACACAAGCTGCTGGCTACACTGCAAAGCAGACATGCTGAACTAGAAGCTGAGTTGCAGAAGTCTTTCCCACCGTGGCAGGTTAAGGAACCATTCACACCCAAGGCCAACAACAAGACCAGAGGATATGTGAAGGGCGTCAAGACCTACAAGGTCAAAGACGTTGTGTTCAATGCTGCCTCCCGTGACCAGATTGCCGATAGATTGCAGAAGGTTCGCGGCTGGGTTCCTACCCTATACACACCCAGCGGTAAGCCACAGGTTGATGAAAGTGTTCTGTCTAAACTGGACTATCCAGAAGCAGTTATTCTCTCGGAGGTTATGCTAATCAACAAGCGTATTGGTATGCTGGCAACAGGTAACAATGCGTGGCTGAAGATGGTGAAGGATGGGAAGATACATGGCAGGGTCAACACCAATGGTGCTGCAACTGGCAGGTGTACGCATTCAAAACCTAACGTCAGCCAGACACCTAGCATCAACTCGCCATACGGTGCAGAGTGCCGTGCCTTGTTCCATGCACCTGAAGGCTATGCATTAGTAGGTGCTGATTTATCTGGCTTGGAGTTAAGATGTCTTGCCCAGTTCATGTGGAAATATGATGGTGGTGCGTATGCTGATGTCATCTTAAATGGTGACATTCACACAGTGAACCAGAAGGCTGCTGGTCTAAGTTCACGTAACCAATCGAAAACATTTATCTACGCATTCCTCTACGGTGGAGGTGCGGAGCGTATAGGTTCTATAGTTGGCGGTGATGACAAGGTAGGCAGACAGTTAATCGCTAAGTTTATGGAAGCTACACCAGCACTCAAGCTGCTGCGTGAGAGAGTTTTATTTAGGGCAAAACTAAACGGTTACCTAAAAGGATTGGATGGCAGACAGCTACCCATTCGCTCACCCCACTCAGCACTCAACATGTTGTTACAGAGCGCAGGTGCGCTGCTTGCTAAGAAAGCAACAGTAATCCTGTATCAAAATCTAACCACAAAGGGCTACGCTTTTGGCAAAGACTACGCTCTTGTGGCTCATGTCCATGACGAGGTGCAGCTAATAGCCCGTCAGGAAATAGCAGATGAAATCGGAAGAGAAGCAGTACGATCTTTTCAACAAGCAGGAGAACACTTCAACTTTAAAATCCCCATCGATGGAGAGTACAAAGTCGGACGCACATGGTACGATACCCACTGATAAACAGCAGAGGCGAAGGCAGAGAAAGCTGGGCCTTATCCAGTACAAAGGTGGCAAGTGTGAGCGATGTAATACTGAGCATCACCCTGCCGCCTATGACTTCCATCACATAGACCCAACGCAGAAATCATTCACCCTGCACTCAAGTAACTTAGACCTGCAGTGGTCTAGGATACTAGCTGAAGCTGACAAGTGTGCGCTGCTGTGCGCCTGTTGTCATCGAATAGTACACTACGAGAATGACCCTCGCTTTATCAAATCTAACCATTAATCATTAGGAACTAGACATGACTGACATACACTACATGACCCACATGGGCGATGACGATCTAGTTGCTGATGCAGCGCGGGTCTCATTCGACAAACAAGCAGAGAACTATGGACCCGCAAGGAACGCAGGGCTGATTGCATTCCTAGCAAGAGAGAACCACCTGCATCCCTTCTCACATCCACAAGCTACATTCCGATGCAGCACCAGCATCTTCATAAGCAGACAACTTGCAAAGCACCAAGTCGGTGGAACATGGAATGAAGTAAGCAGACGGTATGTGAAGTCCTCACCCAGCTACTGGAAGCCTGACTTCTTTAGGTCTGCAGCACCTGATGTAAAGCAAGGGTCTAACCCTGAAGCACACAGGCGCAGTGAGGAATTCCTAGAAGAATATCATGACATCTGCATCGATGCGATTGCCACCTACAACAAGATGGTTGCACTCGGAATTTGTGCTGAACAGGCGCGGGGTATCTTACCGCAAGGTGTCATCACTGAGTGGGTATGGACAGGCAGTCTCCTGTTCTGGTCCCGTGTCTACAACCTTCGCATCAAGCCTGACGCCCAGCGCGAAGTCCAAGAGTTTGCCGAACTACTAGGTGAACAGATGGCGTCTTTATTTCCAATCGCATGGCAGGAGTTAACCAGAAATGGATGAACAATTAGCAGTAAGCGTAGACATCGCAGAACTATTAGCAACCACACAAGTACTGAGCGAGTTATGTATTCAGGCCGCAAGAATTCAGGATAACGATTGCCCATTCAGAAGTATTCTTTTGGACACAGCTTTCATTCTGAGTGAACGGGTTCAGCCTAAGAGAAAGCCTGACCTAAGTGTGATGCCTTTTGTAGGTAAGCCACAATGAGGTTGCTGTTTGATGCTGACATCATAGCGTTCAAAGCAGCCGCTGCAGTTGAACATCCAATCAAGTGGGGTGATGGGCTGTGGACCTTACATGCGTATGAGCATGAGGCCATCGAACAATGCCTTACTTATATCTCAAATGTAAGGCGTGACCTGATTTGTAAGGACTACACACTGTATCTCACAGGACCAGACAACTGGCGTAAAGATATCCTTCCGACATACAAAGAGAATAGGAAAGATACCCGCAAACCTCTGGTACTTCAGGCTGTCAGAGAGTGGATGATTGAGGAACAGGGTGCAGTACTCACTGACAACTTGGAAGCTGATGACCTACTGGGCATTGAGGCTACCACACACCCTACAACCACCATCATTGTTAGTGAGGACAAAGACCTACAGACCATACCTGCTATGTTGTACAATCCTGCAAAGGACACAGCGGTCAGGTGTATCAACGTCTTTGAAGCTGCATACTATCACATGCACCAGACACTGACAGGTGATAAGACTGACAACTATGATGGTCTGGCAGGGTGTGGCCCCGTCACTGCCACCAAGATACTGGCACCAGCTAAAGAACCTGAAGACCTTTGGCCTCTAGTAGTCAAAGCATTTCAATCCAAAAAATTGTCAGAAGAACACGCACTGGTACAGGCACAGGTTGCCCGTATTTGCCACGCATCTGACATAGACAAATCAGGAAAGGTTACACCTTGGACACCACTGTAAAACATCCCAGCCACTACACCGACTTCATGGTTCAGCCAGCAGATTTCATCATGCAAAATGAGTTACCTTTCCATGTTGGCAACATCATTAAGTATGCCTGTCGCGCTGGTAATAAAAAATATGAAGGCAAGTCATACGCTGAAAGTGAGGTGACCGACCTGAAGAAAGCAATGCGCTACGCAGAGATGCGTATCAATCAGATTGAGGGAAGGGATATCATTGATGGCTAAATGGCGTGAAGACTTTTCAACCAATGAACTAACCTTCAACCAGTACCAAACGATTGCAGCCGAGACTGCCATCTATCCTCAAGAAAGAGCATTAGAATATCTATCGCTTGGGCTAGTGGCAGAGGCTGGTGAATTCGCTGGTAAGATTGCCAAGTTCTACCGCAAGGACAAACCCTTTGAGACACAAGCAGTCATCGATGAACTCGGTGATATCTTGTGGTTCATCTCTGAGATGTCCCGACTGATGCAACAACCGCTGTCGATAATTGCAGATAATAACGCAACTAAATTAGCTTCCCGTGCAGAGCGTGGGCAGCTAAAGGGTGATGGAGATAACAGGTGACAGCAGAACTAGATACCAGAGCGCAGGTAGTAACGCGCAGAACATATAACAGACCCTTAGATAAAGAGGGCAAACAATTTGAAACATGGGACCAGACCATCAACCGTGTGATTAACCATCAGCGGTGGTTGTGGGAACGTGCCAAGGGTACAAACCTGTCACCTCTAGAAACCCTAGAACTTGAGGAACTGCGAGACCTTTACCTGAAACGTATTGCCTGTCCATCAGGTCGTACACTTTGGTTAGGTGGCACAGACGTAGCCAAGCGCAGAGAAGCCTCACAGTTCAACTGTTCATTTGGGCAGGTAGAGACAGTCCATGATGTGGTTGATGCCATGTGGCTGTTGCTACAGGGCTGTGGTGTAGGCTTTGAGCCAGTGGTCGGAACCCTCAATGGTTTCGCTAAACCTGTAGAGATTGAAACCATCAGGTCCACCCGTGACTATCGTGGCTATGATAGGAACAGGGCGCATACGCACAATGGTGTGTATACACTTGAGGTTGGTGACAGCGCAGAGGCATGGGCGAAATCTATTGGCAAGATACTAGCTATGAAAGACCCTGTTGATAAGGTTGTCTTGGACTTCAGCCAGATCAGACCAGCAGGTGAAAGACTTAGTGGATACGGCTGGATTAGTTCTGGTGATAATACAATTCACAAAGCCTTTGAAGCTATCTGCGCTATCCTTAACAGACGCGCTGGGCAGCTACTGGACCGCATCGATATCCTTGATGTAATCAACTGGCTTGGCACCACACTATCATCTCGACGGTCTGCTGAGATTGCTGTGATGAACTATGGTGACAAGGATTGGGAACGCTTTGCCACTGCTAAGAAGGACCACTGGGTGGACAACCCACAACGGGGGCAGTCTAACAACTCGCTGCTGTTCTGGAACAAGCCAACGTACAGTCAACTGTCACATATCTTTCAGCTTATGACAGAGGCTGGTGGGTCTGAACCTGCCATCATCAATGCCACTGAAGCACAACGCCGTGCGCCTTGGTTTAAGGGAGTCAATCCATGTGCAGAGATTTTGCTAGGTAATAAGAATTTTTGTAACTTAGTAGAGTTTGACCTCAACAAAACTAACGGCATGGACCCTGATCTGGTGCGCCATTGGATAGGCTTAATTGCCCGTGCAAACTACAGGCAAACCTGTGTGTCTTTCGATGACGGTATCCTTCAGCGTAGCTGGCACGAACTCAACCAGTTCCTACGTCTGACAGGTGTAGGTCTGACAGGTATCGTGACTTGGGAACACCTCAACAATCCAGCTATGTTCGATCTGTTGCGTAACGCTGCACACAAGGGCGCACATGGTATGGCTGATGAACTAGGACTGCCACGGTCTAAAGCGGTCTGTACAGTTAAACCTAGCGGTACACTTTCTAAAATTATGTCAACTACAGAAGGCGTACACAAACCTCTGGGTAAGTACATCTTCAACAACATAAAGTTCTCTAAGCATGACCCTCTCGTTCCCATCCTTGAAGCGGCTGGATACCGTGTGTTTCCTGACCCTTATGAAGGTCAAGGAGGTGATAGTGTTCTGGCTACCTTCCCCGTTTCTTACGAGGGTGTCAGCTTCGATACAGTGGATGGTAAGCACGTTAACTTAGAGAGCGCAGTGGCACAGCTAGACCGCTACAAGATGATGATGCAGCACTACGTTGACCATAACTGCAGTGTCACCATCAGCTACGACCAGACTGAGATTGAAGCTATCATCGATTGGTTCCAAGAGAACTGGAACAACTTTGTCGGTGTGTCTTTCATCTATCGAAATGACCCTACCAAAACTGCAGAAGACTTAGGGTATCCTTACCTGCCACAGGAAGTGGTCGATCAGGAAACCTTTGAGGAATATGCAGCTACATTGAAACCCATTAACCTTGATGCAGCCAACAGCCTTGATGAGTTAGAGGATGATGGATGCGCCACAGGTGCATGTCCAATTAGGTAACTAATGCGTAAGAAATCAACGTACAAAAAGAAGGTCGAGGATATAGAGGTTGCACATGGTCCCCGTGTGCAGCCCCTACTTCCAATGAATGCAGCCCAGCGCAACTACATTGAGTGTATAAAGCGTTACACTCAAGTCTTTGTCACAGGACCAGCAGGAACAGGTAAGACTTACATAGCTGCAGCCATCGCTGCTGACATGTACAACAGGCACCAGATACATAAGATAATCCTAACGAGGCCCAACATCCCTGCAGGTAAATCTCTTGGTTTCTTCTCTGGTACTATTGAGGACAAGATTGCACCGTGGGTCTACCCACTCACTGAGGTGCTACAACAGCGTCTTGGTAAGGGTAAGTATGAACATGCACACAAGCGAGGTGCTATTGAGATTGTACCCTTTGAGGTGATGCGTGGTCGCAGCTTTAACGATGCATTCGTTATCTTGGATGAAGGTCAGAACCTGACAGTCCATGAGATGAAGATGTTCCTGACCCGTATCGGTGAGGATAGCAAAGTCGTTGTGAACGGTGACATATCCCAACACGATCTGAAGGGTACACAGTCAGGTCTGCAGGTCGCTATCGATCTAATGCATAAACATAACATCCCTGCAGCCCACTGTAACTTCAATCATGATGATGTGGTCAGGTCAGGTATCTGTGCAGCTTGGACAAGAGCATTCTCTTAAAGGTTGCACTATAGAGGATTTATAAAATCATGAACAAATTTCCGTATATATCGGAAGAACTTATCATAGCACTGGCCGAAAGAATTCCCCACATTTCACCAAACAAAGGTGAGAGCATTGAAACGCTGATGTGGCGTGGGGGTATGCGCTCAGTCGTAGACCTTTTAACACAACTCCATAAAGAACAACTTTATGAGAATTCTGAGGATTAATATTTATGTGTCCACCATCTCGACCCCCGCCCCCTCCACCGCCAGCAGCAGCACCTGCAGCAGCCCCTCGCCAAACAACTCAGCTTGGGTATGACCCGTCAAATCCTGAGAGTGGTATCGCTGCTGAACTTGGTGCGCTCACTAACAAAGCTAAAGGTACGTCCCAGCTTGTTATTCCTCTAGACCCGACAGTAGCTAACATTGGTACTGGTGGTTCTGGTCTTCAGATTACTTAGGAGGTTCTATGTGTAATCCCCTTGCAGAGATGGGTACTAAACTTGGAGGTTTACCAAGCCTGTTAATGAAAAAAAATAAGCTGAGACCTAAAGATATTACATCAGGTGGTGCAACGCTATTTATTGGTGGTGATAAATATAAGAACCGAACAGTAAATGATGCAGCACCTTCTCCAACCAACACAAACACAGGGCTTACATCTGAGAACCTGCTGTGAGTATGGGAAGCTGCGAGGCACGTTATCGGCAGTTAGAACAGACGCGACAATCCTACCTCGACAGGGCTAGAGATTGCTCTGAACTGACTATCCCATCACTAATTCCACCAGATTCACATAATGAAACCAGCGACATCTATACGCCCTTTCAGGGCATAGGTGCCAGAGGTGTGAACAACCTAGCATCAAAGCTATCACTGGCACTGATGCCACCTAACTCACCATTCTTCAGGTTTATGGTCGAACCGTACACACTCAAAGAGATGGCAGAAGACCCTGCCGCCCGTACCAATGTTGAGAAACAATTGGGTGAGTTTGAACGTGCAGTTATGAACGAGATTGAAAGTTCAGGTGACCGTGTTGCAGTCCATGAAGCACTCAAGCATTTAATTGTTGGTGGTAATGTATTGTTACATGTTGGACCTGAGAAGGTTCGTGTCATCCACCTAGACAGTTATGTTGTCAGTCGCGCACCAAATGGTGAAGTGCTAGAGATTGTAATTGTAGAGAACGTATCACCGAATGCTCTAGATAAGACTACGGCATCTGCCGTCAGCGGTAAGCTAGAGGGTGACGAAAAGACTGTAGAGATTTACACGCATATTGAGCGAAAAGCTAACATGTTCTACGTTTACCAAGAGGTAAAGGGAACTGTTATTGCTGGTTCGCGCGGTAAGTACAAACCAAATGCAGTCCCGTTCCTACCTCTACGGTTCTCTCGCATCGACGGTGAAGATTATGGCAGAGGCTTTGTGGAAGAACTACTAGGTGACTTACGGTCCCTTGAAGGTCTATCGCAAGCTATTGTGGAAGGTGCAGCGGCTGCAGCTAAAGTTCTATTTATGGTGAACCCGAATGGGACCACCCGTATTAGAACCATTGCTAAAGCTGAGAACACAGCAATCATAGAAGGAAATAGGAATGATGTTTCAGTCCTTCAAATGGACAAGTTCAACGACTTTCGAGTTGCCTACCAAGCAATGCAAGGAATTGAAGAACGGCTATCACAACAGTTTATGCTTCAGTCTTCAGTTCAACGAAATGGAGAACGAGTTACAGCAGAAGAAATCAGATACCTAGCTGGTGAGTTGGAAGACACACTATCTGGCATCTATTCAATACTGTCACAGGAATTTCAGTTACCGTATGTCAATCGTAAGATTGAGGTACTGACTAAAAATAAGAAGCTACCCAAGCTGCCAGAGGATGTTGTTAAACCAACCATCGTCACAGGCATGGAAGCATTAGGTCGAGGACATGACCTACGCAAGTTAGACCTGTTCATACAGGGCATGACACAGGCACTAGGACCAGAAGTACTAGCACAATATGTGAACCTTCAGGACTACATCAAACGCCGTGCCACAGCCCTTGGTATAGACACTGAGGGTCTTATTAAATCAGAAGAACAAATCGCCCAAGAACAGCAGCAAGCCCAACAGATGCAGATGATGCAACAGGCTGGACCCGCTGCCATGCAAGAAGGCGTTAAACAGTTAGGAAACTCATATGCTGAAAGCCAAAGACAGCAAGGTGAATAAGGATAGCAAGGGTAAAGCCCCTGCTAAACCTGCAGCACCTGCCAAGAAACCATTGGCAACCCCAACCATTCTCAAAAAGAAGCGCACAAGGACTGATTATTAAGCATGGGCGAAAGCATTACTATAACAGAAGCTGAGACAGGCCCAGATGCACCTCTGGATAACTCGTCTGAACGACCAGAATGGTTGCCAGAGAAGTTTAATAGTGCAGAGGACATGGCTCAGTCTTACAGCGAACTAGAGAAAAAGTTGTCTAGTGGGTCTACTGAGGACAAAAAAGAACAAGTAGAAGCACCACCAGATCAAACAGACGATGCGCCTAAAGATAATAATTCACCTGACTTCACCAAGTTCTCTGAGGAATTCTCAGATAAAGGTGAGTTAACTGATAATAGTTTCAAAGAACTTGATGCTATGGGTTATCCAAAGGAAATGGTTGAAGCATACATCAGAGGTACACAACAGAACTCTGACGCTGATGTCTCTTCGGTCATGGATGTGGCAGGCGGCACTGATGGATATAAAGACCTAACTGAATGGGCATCTGAGAATGTTCAGGAAGCAGAATTAAAACTATATAATCAAATGGTAGCGACAGGCACAGATAACGCTAAGATGGCGGTAGAGTGGCTGATGTCCAAGCGTGAAGGCGCGGAGGGTGTTGAGCCTAACCTGCTGTCTGGTAAATCCAGAGGCGCACCTAAAGATGAATATAGGTCCACAGCAGAGGTTGTGGCTGCAATGAAAGATACCCGCTATGGCAAGGATACAGCGTACACCAAAGACGTTGAAGAGAAGCTAGGGCGGTCTTCAGTTTTCTAAAAAAGTAATTCTACAGCACTACCATCTGGCGGGTGGCCCATAGTAAATGACCACCCGTCAATTCACTGAAAGAGACATGCCTTGTTAGGCAGTCGAACTATCGACAATGAACGACTAGACCTGATGCGTCAGACAATCTTGGCAAGTAATGGCGAAAGTTATTTCCCCTTTTTAATATTTCCCAAGGATTATGATTATGGCTAATGCCACCCCCTCCCGCTTAGGTGCGGCTAATGGCGCAGTAGCAAACTTTGCTCAGAAGAACGCGCTATTTCTTAAAGTCTTCGCCGGAGAAGTTCTCACAGCGTTTGACGAAACCAACGTAATGAAAGACTTACATGTATCCCGCACGATTTCTTCAGGAAAATCGGCACAATTTCCTGTCACAGGAAAGGCAAACGCGGCCTACCACACTGTAGGAACACCGCTGCTGGGTACACAGAACATCTCACACAACGAAATCGTTGTTAACATCGATGACGTTCTGATTGCTGATACCTTCATTGCAAACATTGATGAAGCAAAGAACCACTACGATGTACGCGCTGAGTATTCACGCTTGCTCGGAATGGCTCTGGCTAAACAGTTTGACGTGCGCTGCTTGCAGCTTGGCGTCCTTGCGGCCCGTGGTTCAGCTACCGTAACTGGTGGTAACGGCGGTACTGCAATCACAGACGCTGATGCAGCGACTAACGGTGCATCTCTTGCAGCTTCTATCTTTGCAGCGGCACAGGCGATGGACGAAAAAGACGTTCCAGAAAATGACCGTGTGGCAATCGTAAAGCCAGCACAGTACTACAACCTCGTACAGACCACTGACGTAATCAATCGTGATTTCGGCGGTGCTGGTGTGTATGCTGAAGGTACTGTTCTGAAAGTTGCTGGTATTCAGATTGTTAAGTCTAACAACGTACCAACAACTAACGTGTCTGCAGTTTCTGGCGAGAACAACACCTATCACGGTGACTTCTCTACTACTGTTGCTCTGGTTATGCAGAAATCTGCAATCGGAACAGTGAAACTTATGGACCTTGCGGTTGAGCGTACATCTGGTGACTTTGAGATTATGTATCAAGGTACACTGATGGCAGCTAAATACGCTATGGGTCACGGTATCCTGCGTCCTGAGTGTGCAGTCGAAATTAAGGCTTCTTAATTTACTTTTGGGTCAGTCCTCTTCTTTGGGGTCTGGCCCATTTTTTTCATTTTTACGAGGGCAACATGACAACACCTTCAACCATGACCGAACTAGAGGCGGTCAATGTCCTTCTGACAACTATCGGGGAACAACCAGTTAACACCCTGATCGGCAATCAAGTTATAGACGTGAAGATTGCTGAACAGATTATTAACGAAGTTAGTCGTGAGGTTCAGTCACAAGGATGGCACTTCAATACAGAAGATCGTGTCCCTCTAGAACCTGACGTTAACAACCAAATCAACATCCCAGTCACAGCAGCGCGTATCGATCTAGAAGATACTAATGTAACTGTTCGTGGCGGTAAGCTGTATAACCTCACAGATAGAACGTATACGTTTGACACCACTGCTTATGCCACCATCGTTTACTATCAGGATTTCTTAGAACTTCCTGACGCAGTAAAACGATATATTACAATCAGAGCATCCCGTGTCTTCTCAGATCGTATGATTAACTCTGAGACCATGCACAAGCTGTTATCGCGTGATGAACAGAACGCCCTGACAGACCTTAAAGCATTTGAGGGTGACACAGGGGATTTCAACATGATGGATAGCTACTCAGTGTCCCGTGTTATGAACCGCAACAATTCTAATCAGAGGATACTTATGTAATGCCTATGATTAGTTCTGCTATCCCAAACTTAATCCAAGGGGTCAGCCAACAATCTCCACCGCTACGTCTGTCAAGTCAGGCAGAAAAGCAGGAGAATGCATTCCCATCACTTGTGGAAGGATTGCAGAAGAGGCCACCACTTGAACATGTAGCGCGTATTTCACATACCGAAACAACTGGTAGCTATGTGCATCTACTTAATCGTTCTGAAGATGAGCGATACTTTGCATTAATCAATTCGTCTAACCAGATCGACATCTATGACCTAGTAGGTAACCAGAAGACTGTTACCTATCCTGATGGAACTAATTATCTGACAACCAGTAACCCTTCCACAGCGTTTAGGGCGGTGACTGTAGCTGACTACACGTTCATCGTGAACACTGAGAAGACCCCTGCATATAATAGCAACCTCAGTCCAACTAATACATTTCAAGGTTTGATAGCGGTAAAGCAGGGTGACTATAACCAACGCTATAGTGTGTATCTTGATGGTGCGCTGCGCGCTGATATTACAACCTCTGAGACTGATAATATAGAGACCAGAACCACATCAATTGCAACTAGACTTGCCATTGCAATTAGCGGGTCAGGTGGGTTTAGTGCCACAGCAAATGGTTCTACGGTTATTATATCAAAGACAGGCAATGCCTCATTCGACATAGCTACATACGATAGCTTGGGCGATACAGGCATGACCAGCACCACAGGTATTGTACAGAGGTTTGATGACCTACCAGCCTATGCACCAAACAACTATGTCGCACAGGTACAGGGTGACCAGACAAACAACTTTGATGATTACTATGTTAAGTTCGTATCAGACCACGGTAATTACTCAGCACTAGGTTCTGGCACTTGGGTTGAAACAATCCAACCAAACATATCTTATGAACTAGACCCAGCTACTATGCCTCACCTTCTTATTAGACAGGCAGACGGTTCGTTTACTTTAGAACAAGGTGATTGGGGAGACCGAGCAATTGGAGACCTTAATTCATCACCTACGCCTTCATTTGTGGGCAGAAAAATTAGTGACGTATTCTTCTTTCAGAACCGCTTAGGTTTTCTGTCAGGTGAGAATGTGGTCATGTCGAGGACTTCAGAATACTTTGATTTCTTCAAAAAAACTGCGCGTACTGTCCTAGATAATGACCCTATTGATGTGGCTGCTAGTCACACCAAAGTGTCTACCCTTAAACATGCTATCCCGTTTGACCGTAAGCTGCTTCTATTCTCTGACCAGACACAGTTTATTCTTAAAGGTTCTGAATATATCACGCCTAAGAATACATCGATTGCTCAGACAACAGAATACGAGGCCAGTTCTACTGCCAAGCCAGCGGCTGCTGGTAACCTTGTGTACTTCTCATCGACCAGAGGTGGCTTCACATCTATCAGAGAATACTACGTTATCGATGACACCGACAGATCGGATGCTACAGACGTAACAAGCCATGTGGCTAAGTATGTTCCTGATAATCTTTATTCAATCGCTGTAAGTACCGCTGAGAATGTTATGGTGTGTTTATCATCTAGTGATACCTCATCGATGTACGTCTACAAGTATCACATTGCTGGTAGAGAGAAGCTGCAATCAGCTTGGTTCAAGTATACATTTAATGGTCTGAACATTCTGGATGCAGAGTTTATGGGTAGTGCATTATATGTACTAGGGAACAAAGGTGGTAAGACCATCCTAGGTACAGTTAGCTTTGATGCAGGACGATTTGATACTAACCAGAACTATGTGACTAGGTTGGATTACAGGTTCCCTGAAACTGCCTGTACGGTGGTGTACAACAGCGCTCTTGATAGAACTTACATCACAACCCCTTATGCGCTTGTAGAACCCTTTGTGGTCAAGCGTGGGGCCGACCAAGGTACAACTATCCCAGTGTTCTCGTCAGGCGGTTCAGGCTATTATCCCCAAGTGATAGTAAGAGGTGACCATTCAGCCACAGAATTCTATGTGGGTGAGAAGTATTTAATGACCTACGAATTCTCTCCACCCAACATGAAGGAACCAACAGCCAAGGGTGGGCGTGTGTCCATTGCTGGTGGCAGACTACAGATTAAACACTGGCTTTTGCGATATCAGGATAGTGGCGATTTCATTGTTAAGGTTATCCCGACATATGGGGGTAACTCTAGCGGTGACACCTATGCATCTACTGGACGCTTTATTGGTGGTGGTTCCACAGTATTAGGTACAACTACCCTAGCATCAGGTGAGTTCAGGTTCCCTGTTATGGTCAAGTCAGATCGACTTAGAGTAGTCATTGAGTGCGACAGCCATCTACCCTGCCAGTTTCTATCGGCAGAGTGGGAAGGCCAGATGCACCTCAGATCAAGAAGATTAAATGGATAATAATAAATATCTAACACCGACCACGGTGGATGATGTTGTCTATCTAGCACCAAGACTAAGAAAAGCAGATCGATCAGAATGTCTAGCGGCAACTGGAAGGGAACCAATAGGTGTTCTGATGGATGGCTTGAGACTTGGCGATATAACACTAACCATGCGCTCACCTAAAGATGGTCAGCGTGTGGGGATTGTTGGTGTAGTCCCATCATACATCGAAGGTGCAGGGGCTATATGGCTGTGTGCTACAGATAACATCCATCAGCACCAGATTAGCTTTCTGAGAAAAAGCAAAACATTTCTACCTCTATTACAGAGGAACTACCTAGCTTTGCATAACTGTGTCGATGCCAGAAACACTGTCCACATCAAGTGGCTCAAGTGGATGGGCTTCACGTTCATCAAAAAGCACGAACACTGGGGCGTAGAAAAGCGTCCCTTCTATGAATTTGTAAGGATATAATATGTGTGAACCAGTATCACTGGCAGCAATCACTGGCATGTCTGCAAGCGCAGCGGCATCGACAGCTTTAGCTATCCAAGGTGTCACAGCAGTAGCTGGTGTCGGCGGTGCCGTTATGAGTGCCAAGAACCAAAATGCAGCGGCAGAGGCTAATGCACAGAGCGCACGGGATGCCTACCTGCTAAAGTCTAAACAAAACTCACTGCGACTAAGGCAAGAACAAGTACAAGCCTCACAAGCTAAACAGGACGCCGACCTGAAGACACTCAAAGCCCAAGGTGCTGTAATGGCATCTGCTGGTGGCGCAGGGGTACAGGGTATCAATGTCGATCAGTTGCTTAAAGACTTTGAGGCATCTGAAGGATTGATGGCATCCAGAATAGATCAACGACTTGGTGGCATACAACAACAGGCAGAGATGGATGCACTAGGTTTCCAGACTGAGGCCCAATCAAGAATTAATAGTATGCAGCCACAAGGTTTCACAGAGACCCTGTTCAACGTCCTGACACCCATTGCTGGGTTTGGTGTGGATATGGCCGATTATCAAGGCAAGAAAGCATCTTTAGCACCACCGAAAGCGAGTACAGACGATGGCTGAAAGAAGAGTAATAGCTAATCCTTTTGAAGGACAAGTGGCTACAGTAGGTGCAACAGCTAGACCTGTAGATATCTATCAAAAAGCGCAGGTAAAGAAGAGTGGATGGCAAGCATTAGAGCAATCTTTAAATGCCTTCAGCCAGAAAGCACTACCTGCAATAGGACGTATTGAGCAACGATCTGCTGAGAGAGAATATGCAGAGGGTCAGAAACTCTGGTCTGAAACAAGGATAAATATTGGTGAAGCTGTTAAGAAAGGCATCATCGCAGAGGGTGAAAGTCCTTACCTGCAAAAAGGTTACAGGGCTGCAAACTTAAATGTTCTATCTGCTAACTATGCGACTGACTTGGCGCATCAAATGGAAAAGCGAAAGCTATACCACAATGGCAACCCTGAGAAAATTGAAGAATTTATCACACAGTTCCAAGCAGACTATGTAGATAAGAATGGCTTTGATAATTTTAATGATATTGAGACTGCTGAGTTTTTCCTCCCCAATGCTATGAAGGCTAATACTAGCTTTAAGCAAAGTTGGAGAGAGAAGCATACATCCTATATGACCACCAAAATCTATGAAGGTTTTAGGGATGAGATATCAGCATACACATATAGTCTGGTAGACCCTAAACTTACTAAAGACCAACGTACTAAGGCCGCTGCTGGATTACAGGCTTTTATCCAAGGCAAGGCAGATCAGGCTGAGATAGATGGATTAGACCGTCTAAAGGTTGGTACTGCTATTGCGGATGCTTTACGGCTAAGTGCTTTAGAAACTAACAGCTTTGCGCCCCTACAGTTTATGGGTCAGATTAGGGTGGGCAAAGGGTCTCTTGCAGGGACGTTTGATGCTAGACAGAAGAACCAAAAGGTTCGAGTGCAGATAATGCAGAACATAGATCGGCAAGAGCAACGGGACCGTCTAACTGCAGAGATAGCAGAAACTGAAGCGCGTGAAAAATTATCAGCAGACGCATCAGAAGAACTTCCGTTGTTAGGTAGTTCTGCTGGACCTATCAGAAATGGCGCAGAAATGCGGATTGCAAATCGTATAAAGGAACTAAGAGCCATGGGAGATACAAAATCTGTATCCCGTGCAGAAGCCTTAGAAAATCTAGTAGTTGCCCGTCAAGCTGCCTTTGAAAAAGATGATGTAGCAGACGAAACTGCATACGCAACTCAACTGATTAAAATTAAGAATGAGAGTGACCCTGAAGAAAGACTGAAATTAATCACTGAAGGTCTAACCAACGGCGCATTTACTACAGATGCCCATGTCAACAAAGCACTATCGTTGTCTACATCAGCTAAAGGTACTGCTATCTGGACAGCACTTAATGAAACTACTGGTCCCGTTCAGAGACAGTGGAATAATTGGGAAGAGACTTATCTAGGAATTCCTAAAGCTGGTAGAAGTACTAGGAGAAATTTTGAAGTAAGTCAGAAGCAACTTCTAGCATCTGCAGCAATTAGAAATGAACTTGATGACTACCTAACATTAGAAATCAACAGTTATAAAGCTAGTAATGACGGTCAGTTTCCAAGTCCCGACTTTATTGCAGGTAGGACAGCATCAAAGTTACAAGACCTTACTGGATTATACGCATCTGAAGTAGCTGAGATAGGTGAAGAACTTATGCGGCAGGCTCAACAAGACGGTAAGTTAAATTTAACTCCTGTGAGAACGCCTACACAGCGTCCAGAATCTGCAATTAAAAACCCAGACGGAGATGGCCCTATTGATACAGGTATCAAAGTACTAAAGTGGGGTTGGGGTAATGTATCAGGTCTAATATTTGGCGAAGCTGAAGGAGAACAACCCGTAGTAGTAACCCCAAAAAAACCCAAAACATCCGACATACCAGATTGAGGTTAATAAATGGAACAAGATGAATATCCAGAACCAAGCCCAACGGCGGTTCAGTGGATACGAGATAACCCTGATCGGCTGTCAGACTTTAATGCTAAGTATGGTGCAGGTGCAGGAGAGAGACTTTTACCTGTTGTAGAACAACCAGCAACCGCTGTTGAAGCGGAACCTGAAGTAGAGGAAGAGCAAAGCTGGGGTGACATAGCTGCTGACATAGGTGAAGGCATTGTAGAAGGTGCCATGTCCATTGGTACAGAGACCGCTAGGTTCTTCAGCGACACCGCCACTGTAGGTGAAACAAATATACCATTTGACCCAGATAAACTTGGGCTAGAAGGTTTTGACCCTAATAAAGCAGCACAGCTTGAGAACGAGCGCGTCGATGATTTACAACAAGCTGCCGAACGAAAACAATCTTTTGATGCTGGCCTAGACAAAGTTACCATATTTGGAAAACAGCGGGACAGTACAGCAGGTGCGCTAACACAAGGCACTGTTCAGTTTCTTGGAGCAATGTTTGGAGTTGGTAAGATAGCCAAAGTCAAAGCATTCACCACTTGGAAGGGCGCAACGGGGGCAGGTTTTGCTGCAGATGCTGTAGCCTTTGACCCTGAGATGGCTAACATTGTTAAAATTCTAGAAGAAGAATTTGGTGCGGATTCTGAGTTAGTAACAAAGGCACTGGCAGACGGTGATGGTGGACCTTGGGATACAAAACTCAAGAATAAGCTGATACGTCTGGGAAGTTCTATCGGTGACAATGAAACTGTCGTAGACATATTCTCAAACGATGAACTCACCAACATGGAGAACCGTGTTAAGAATGGCATCTTGGGTACTGCACTTGCAACGCCTTTTGATGTAGGCATTCTGATTTATCGTGGACTTAGAATTAAAGGTAAAGCTGCTAGAGAAGTAGCAGAAACTGGTAAAGTATCGGATGAGACAGCAGCACAAGCGGCTGAAATTGAGGATGCAGTTACTACTTGGAAAGAACTTGTGGAACGGGAAGCAGTTAATCCTATTCAAGGTTCTACCTATAATCCAGAACTGAAACAAATCACTACCAAAGATGGCATGGTTTTTAGTATGGAAACAGGTGCGCGTGTCCTAGATGCAGACGTACCAACTACAGCACCTAAAGGACCAGACGCTGGGGAAACAGGCGCAGCACCCAAGGTTGTCGATGAGGTAGCACAGCCACCTAAGATTGACACAGAAGCACCTGCAGCACCAGCAGCTAATAGCTTACAGGCTCCACAACAGGGACCAATATTGCCAGCAAGCGCAGCCGATAACGCTGCAGTACCAACGGCGGCACCAGCAGGTTCCAAAGCACCAGAGGTAGGCACGGCACCTAAAGTGGGTGATAGCGCACAACCACCTAGCGTACAGGCAACAGCACCTGTAGCACCTGTAGCACCAGCGGCACCTAAACCACTAAAAGTGTTTAAATCGAAGGCTGTTGCAAACACTATAAAAGAACTGAAGACAGACCCTGCAAAGCTACAAACGCTGGCAGAAGACTTAAATGATCGATTTGTTTTGAACCCAAAATATTTTGAGGGTCCAAGAGATTCAGATGCAATTTTGCTTGCCACCTCAAAAGAACTTGAGAGGGCTGGTCTATTTAAGGAAATGGGAACAGCCACAACTGAAGGTTTAGATAAAGTAGCTGATGAAAGCATCGATATTCTCGCAAGAGAATTGAATGTCAGCCCTAAATCCTTTCGCGCAAAGTTGGCAAAAGTAGCTGATAATGCTTCTGAACAATATCGTTGGGGTGTAGCTGGTAAAATTGAAATGGTCAGACTTGAAAGGGCTATTGTTGAAATAGCTGACCAAATTGATGCAAAAGTTGCCAAAGGTGAAAACGTAGATGACTTGCGAAGAACATTCCTAGAAACAATAGACGCTCATGCTGATGTTCAAAATAGCATACTGGCTATTAAAACAGGTTCTGGGAGAGGTCTTAATGCCAATAAGATTAAAATTGACTCTGGAGTAACAGACCAAGCTATTGACCGCTTAGAACTAATGGGCGGGTCTATTCAGGGCGGTAAAAAAGTAGATGCCATGATTAGGCAAATGCGGATGGCTAAAACACCAGCAGCTAAGAATGCCATATTTAGACAACAGTCGAGTTTTTGGTCGAAGGTATGGGGTGTGATGGGTGAACTATTTATAAATGGAATTCTCGCTGGACCTCATACACATGCTCTTAACATAGGCGCATCCTCTATCAATATTGTCGCAAGACCTACACTTAGGACTGTTGGGGCCGTTTTGAAAGGCGATATGAAAACAGCAAGAAAAGGTCTGAGACAACAATACTTTATGATTTCTACACTAGCAGAAAACCTAAATTTAATTCATTTTAATGGTGGTCTGTTACCTAGATTAAACACACAAAACTCAGCCCTAGCTTCATCTATCTCTTCTATAGCGAAGGATAAAACTCTTCTAGATACTACCAGTAAAATTGGTGCTGAAGGGGATTCTGTTCGTCAAATATCATCCAGAAATTTTGGTATAAACAAGTATATTGGTGCGCCAATAGACCTTGCAGGTACGCTAGTTAATTCTACCTCAAGAGTTTTGGGTGCTGAAGATCAATTCTTTAAGCACATGATATACAGGTCAACAGTTAAAGCAGCGGCTGCTACTGATGCAGCCGAAATGACACTGAAAGACCTTGAAGATTTAGGGTTTACAGAAGGTACATTGAGGCGCAGACGCATTGATTATATGAAGGATGCTGTTGCAAGTTCTTTAAATACTAAAGAGGTGCTAGATTCTCAGTGGGCGCAGTTAGTTCGTGAGGGTAGGGTTCTAGATGAGCCTAGTGCTAAAGCTGATTTCATGGGTAAAAACCTTGATAGCTACAATGCTTCCAGTAAATATGCCCAAGAAGCATTAGAGGAAGCTAGGCACGGTACTTTCACAACCCCATTACCTAAAGACAGTATGATGTATGGTGCGAAAATGTGGGTCATACAAGTTCCTGCACTTAGACAAGTTATACCCTTCATCCAAACACCGACAAACGTACTCAGAGAAAACTTCCAGCGAGTACCTGTCGTAGGTAAAATAGCTGCTGGTTTAAGAAAGGAACTTGAAAGTCCAAACCCTGAGATAGCAGCTATGGCTAAAGGTAAAGTAGTCTATGGGGTAGCTATGACAACCTATGCTCTATATCTGGCAAGCCAAGGGCGGCTTACAGGTTCTGGGCCTAGCTATGTCACAGACCCAAAACTCGCTGAGATGTGGCATAAATCACCAAACTGGCAAGCAAACTCTGTTGTTAGTTGGGATGATAATGACAACCCAGTATTTACAGACATGAGTAAAATGCTTCCACACTTTGGAGCCTTCACTTTGGTTGGGCAAGCACAGGAATATTATGATCGGTACGAGGGCGAGGGCCAAGAGGGTTCGTTTATCTTTGCTGCACTTGCTAATATGTTTGCAAACCAAGTTACCATGCAGTCATCGTTGTCTAGTGTAGGCGACTTTATGCAGGTAGCCAGCGGAGATTCAAAACCTTGGGAGTTTAATAGGTTCCTGAAGTCCCGTGTTGCAGCAATGATTCCACTAAGTTCGTTATCTTATACTCTTAACAAAGAGCAAGACGGTGTAATGCGCGATTTGAACGGCTTCTTTGAAACTTTAAAGTCACGCATGTATGACCCTGTACTAGAAGCCGCTGGTGGTGAAAGAAATGCACCTGCAAAGCACTTCTGGTTAACTGGTGAGGCGCAAGATATTCCTGAGTATGCTTGGGGTTTCTTAAAATCTAAAACCTTTGACAATATGGATGGTGATACAGGTTATGTCTTTGAGGAATTGAGGAAGCTACCAAAAGGTCTTAGCGGTCCTAGAAGAAAAATAGGAACAGCAGAGTTAAGCCCAACCGCTTTTCAAGAACTTAACAGACTTTATGGCACCGTTAAGATTGATGGTATGACGCTTGTTCAAAGACTAGCTGAAACGATTGATAGCTATGGTTATGATAGGAATGCTGAAAGACAACCATATGGCATTTCAGACTTTAGGCGCGACCTACTTCAAGCAGACGTAGCTGAATATAGGGAGGAAGCCTTGTCAGTTATGGCTGAGGAATTCCCTGAACTGGAAGACCTAATAGAACGTCAATTAGAAGTTGAGGATGAACTAAATGCAGGTGGTATGCCTGCTAATCCTGAACTTTTAAACGAACAGTTTGATATTAAATTCTAAAAACAAGGCCTCACTGGAAACGGTGAGGTCTTTATACTTTTTTAAACGGAGACATTATGCCTGTATCTACAGTCACATATACAGCTAACGGGTCAAACAACCAGTTTTCTATTACATTC